GTGGTCTTGTAATCCACCGCGACAATCTCGAAGTCTTGATGTATTCCTTGCGGACTGCATATAACGTCAGGTCTACACTTACAAAGCACGTCGTCTTCATACCAATAGAAAGAGGCTTCAGGTATCTTGTTATCACCATTCAAATACATATCAGCTTCAGGAATGATATTAGATGCCATACCTTCTATATCTAGGTAATCTCTTTCATTAATAACCACTAAGCCACGATCCTTAAAGTCTTGCTTTAAGTCTTTACTAACCTTTGTATAGGGAGATCCAACGATCACCCCTACGTTATCGTTAAAGACTGCATCGCCCTCTACTAACATATAGTGAGCGGCAGTACCAAAGTTCATAGCGGGAGTGGTTTCGGTTTCAACCTCTATCGCGTGGACCTGGCTATCGTTAAATTTACGTACGAAGCTAGAGCTGATTCCCACGTCTGAGTGATACACCTCATTTGGTATCTCACGTATTATTATTGCATCCCCTTTTTCTATAGGGTCATATTCTAGTAATTCAGGTATCTGTTTCATAATTTTTTCCGTTAAAAGGGTACGTCATCTTCCCAATCTTTTTTTCTAAATACACGTTTGGTATCGCCTTCTTTCTGTTGCAATTCAAACGCAGCTTGTTTTTTAAACATATCTACGAAAGGTGTGTCTTCTTCATATTCTAACAAAGCAGTCTGCACGATCTTGTCGCAGTTAAGAGGTTCAGGCCAATAGCCCATAAAGTTTTTAAGATTGGTCAGGTTTTCCTGTACCGATTTACGTGGTTCATAAGTTGGTTTCTGTATGGATTCCCAATACTCTTGTATGGGTTTCATATCTGCATCGTCGCCTATAAACGTCAAGTCAAACTCAGTCTTGTCGTAGGGTAGATAAATGTATGTGCCGTCCTTTTTCTTAAAAGGATAGCAACGTAAGGGCTTACCTATTGTCATTCTTTAACGCCTCCTTATAAGCCAATTCAAAGACGTGTGGATAGTGGTGTAGTACATACATCATTACTTCCGTCATTCTATTGATTGATTGAATGTCTTCAAACAGTTGATTGATATGGTCTGGTTGGACTTTACCAATCTGTTCTTTTGTATCTTCCGATAGGGTCGTTTCTATTAAGGTGTTTAGTTCACTCATTACTTTCTCCAAAAAGTTAAAGTACAACTATATAAAAAAACTTTACACTTGTAAACTGATATGTTTATACTATAGGTAAATTACTTAGGAGAAAGTGAAATGGCAAAGCCAAAAATAAATGAAGAACAACTATATAACGATTTTAATCTTGAAATATTGGATGCGATTGAAAAAGCGGAACCTTTAGGTACGCCGATGATTGCACATGCCGGGTTGAGATTGTTTACTCAAATGGCTCTTGATTGCGCGCCAAACGAAATAATTGGATTGGGTGTCGTACTTGATACTATTAGAGATGTAAAACGCGACGATGAGTTTGAGTCTGATGAGTAATCAATACAAACCAAAAGAATACGTAGGCTATCAAGATATATTAGATAACGTAAGATCTATAGTTAAGCGTATCGCACCTGAATGGGCGGCCTCATCTATCGTTCAAGAGATAGATAACCTGGAGACTACAATAGATGAAATGTATGCGGGTCGTCAGGATCAAGCGGAAGAGATGATGCGAGATGACTTTGAATAAGTTCTACATCAAGAGCGAACATCATACGGAAGATGTAGCGTACCGATTTAATCCTAACGTGTGGCATGAGGTCACTAACTGGAAGACTTATAAGGTCAAGGTAACGGACATACAAATAGTGTCAGACTTACCAAAGGACGTTAAGATGTTAATCAAGCGAGAAGTGTTTGAAGACATACTGGCCTCGGAACAATAGGGGAGAATATGAACGACGAAGCAAGGATTGTAGAGATATTGCGTCTGTTTGGAGAGTTAGAAGCGATCAATAAGACGTATGTATCTGATTTATTAGCAAAAAAAACAAAGGATAAGGATGCAAAAAGAAGTAACAGAATACAAATGGGTGGTTGAATATGGCGAAACTAAAGGCAAACGCTACAAGAAATATATCAAGGTTGAGAAACCTAAAAGGAAGTCGACAGAGGTAAACATACGATCTCTATAATATAATAGATATGCAGTTGCATCCCTTTCTCCGTAAGAAAGTAAAACAAATGGCTCGAGGTACAGTCAGCAACGAAGTACCTCACCTTAATTAACATGTTAAAAGCAGACGGATTCGACAAAGCAATAATAGGACAAACCTACGATATGGTGGTCCAGGAAGACCGCCTCATCTACTCGATTGAGAAATGTATAGAAATACTGGTCGAAAGAGATGGTATGGACTACGAAGAAGCTATCGAGTATATGGATTTTAACGTACTTTGCGCGTATATCGGCAAAGATCAGCCCGTTTTCTTGCGCGAGGAATACGAATAAGACCTATAATCAGATATATGGACAAGCTTGAATTGATACCTTTATCACTTAAAGAATCTAATTTATTCGTTACTAATTTTCACCGTCACAATAAAGCAGTACAAGGCGCTAAATATAGTTTAGGCGCTTCATATAACGATCAATTGGTTGGAGTGGCTATAGTCGGAAGACCTGTTGCGCGCAAACTTGACGACGGTTTTACTGCCGAAGTTACGCGAGTATGTGTATTGGAAGATGCACCTAAGAATACAAATTCGTTTCTGTACGGTAGAGCTTGGCGAGTATGGCAACAAATGGGCGGTAAACGTATGGTTACTTATACGATACAGGAAGAGTCAGGATCTAGTCTCAAAGCTGTAGGGTGGAAGATATTGGGAGAAACAGGCGGGTGGCAAGAAGGTAAAGGTTGGCAGACCCGTCCAGGCAGAGAATGGCAACCCGTAGTCGGGCAGATGAAGTTTCGTTGGGAAGTCAAAACCGAAACATAATCAGCTATACTATTGGTATGTCACACTTAAAAATAGTAGATCTTAATAATTACAAACGCAATCCGAGTCATATTGAAGGAAAAGAACGCCTGGATGCGTTGTTCGACAACTTTGTAAGCAGAGGAGCGCAACCGAATATGGTCGCTGAGATGATCTTAGCCTACGGTATATGCGAGGTACTTAATTACGCAGTACGGAACGAAGAGGGCCTTGATTCGATCAGTCGTTTGCTATCGGAAAGCTTCGGCCTAGATATAGAGCGAAATCAGTATTTTGAGCCTGATATATCGGGTTTTGTCAAAAAGGATGATGATGAATGACAAAACTATTGGCTTGAAACCCTCTCAGTATAAGGTTTTGGCGTTTTGGCAGTTTTGTCAGGGTATGGGCTATTCTGTAAAAACATGGATACAAAGTGTAGAAAATTATAGGGGGGTGTAAGAGAATGTATGACAAAAGGGGGTATATTAAAGAATATATATATAAAAGTACCTTAGAAAACCCTTATCTTATAGGATTTGTTAGAAAAATTAGTTTTGTCAGGTCGGGTGTGACAAAACTCTGACAAAACACATATAATATGACAAAACTAAAAGCAAACATTAGGAAGGAATTAGATCAGGAATTTGTAACATTATTAGAGAGTGAATTTATTGTTAAACTAGCGGAAGCATTTCCAGGAGCAAGAGTAATATGCCTAGAGACACGAACATAAGAAAGAACATCACCATTGAGCATACGTTAGAGGATACGGATGATATGCCAATAGAGTATCTGAACCATGACGAGAAACAACTGACCAAGAGACAAAGGTTATTAGTCTGGAACGCAGTCAACGATCCACAATTGACGTTTGCAGAAGCGGCAAAGAAAGCAGGGTATAAGAATCCTATAGTTGTCGGGAGACTGATGCGGAAGAATGAAGACAGTCGGTATGCTCACGTTCGTCGGGAGTATGAAAGATTGATGTCGGAAGCTAAACAGAAGTTCGAGCTGACACATGAGCGTGCAGTAGAAGATCTATATAAACTTCGGGATGATGCCTGGAGTCGGGGTGCATTTAACGCAGCAATTCAGGCTCAAGGACTCTTGCTCAAGGTCGGGGGACTTATCGTTGATCGTCGGGAAGTATTGCACGGGAAGATAGATCAGATGAGTCGGGGTGAAGTAGAGCGTAGACTCCAGGACTTACTCGGGTCTAAGTCGGGTATCACTATCGAAGATAAATCGGAGACTAAGGCCTTAGAGAGTAAGTAGTCGGGATTCATTAGCTTTTTCTGTAGGCATTTATAGATATCAACTGCATACAAGAAGAGTCGTTGTCTAATAATATATCAGCAGTTTGATCTATCACCCCATAGCTATCATCAATAGTATCTACTAATACAGTCGCATTAGCATCAAATCCTAGTTTGTCTATAGAGTATTGCAGTTCGTTAATTAATTCCTGAATTGTCATTAGCTTTTCTCCTCAATAACTTTGTAACACTTTGCATAGCCTGTTGTATTGACTTCTCTTATACCTTCGTCGTTGATGTATGTCGGGTAGAAAACAAGTCGGCACTCGTTTGTTATATCGTCTCTGTATAAGTTTATATCCCATACTTCTCCTTCTTCTGTATCTACAGATGTCCAATTATCATCTTGCCAATCAAACACAGTACACTCTTTCATTGTCTTTTCTTCTCTAAGTACTTTCCACGCTTTAGCCATTAGCTTTTCTCCTTTGTTGTTTTATCTTTGAGCAGTTTATAAAGTTTCCTTAGATAAACTTGATCTTGTTTGAACCATTCCTCTACAGGCATAGTAGGTTGATCTTTAAAGGTGTATTGATTCTCTACCAATAAGATTCTATCTTTGATTTGTTTTATAGTAAGTTCAGGCATTAGCTTTGCTCCACATATACAAATTGATCGTATTTGTATTTTGATACATCTATAAATTTACTAGCTTTGTTATACGCTTCTTCATCTGATTTACATATAAAACATTCTTGACACATTTGTATTTCAAGACCTAGCCTACCTTCTGCTTCTATCCAACCTGTATCTTTACATTCACTACAGTTCATTAGCTTTTCTCCTTGAGTTTGTTTCTAGCTTTAGCGGATTCAGCTATTCTTTTCCACCTGTTGCCCTTCTTACGTTCTTTTACTAATCCGTCTACCTCTTCGGGGCAACTCTCTCGCCATACCTTTTCTAAGTGTTTAAGATTCATTGTTATTCTCCTGTTTTATTTCGGTAAGATCATCTATTGTCATATCTTCGCAAAGATATTCCAAAGCCTTCAATCTGCCTTCAAATT